AGCGCCAGGCCCATCGGACCGCGTTTCATTAGGCCGGAGCCCCACCCACGTACAGCACGGTGACGCTGAGAACTTCAGCCGAGGACAACGTGGCATGCACGCCGTCCGTGGCCAGAATTCCATCGTCCGGGATGATGATGTCGTAAGCCCCAGCCGCAGCCGGGGTCTTAATTTCCATCACCGTCGTACCGCCAGATCCGCCCGTCTTCAGGGTGATCGCAGCGGCCGTTCCCGTGCAGGTGTAGTAGACGCCTTGAATACGCGTACGGCCGTTTACCATGTCGCCAGTGGCGATCACGGTTTTGGCCTTAACGTCACTTGCGAAGCTCATTGCGAGCCTCCTATTAGGCTACTTTGACGACAACCACTCGGAACGAACCCGAAGCCGGGTCGATCGGAGAAGCCGTGACGTTGGCAGCGCGAACCTTGACGGTATCGGCGGCCGAAACGTAACCCGTGACAACGAGACCCGAGGCGATCGTGGCCGGAACGCCGACCAGCACTGCATCGCCCACCGCAGCACCGGTCACGGTGATACCAGACGAATCAGCCGTCGTGTTGGCAGAAATCGAAGTGAAGTCAATCGTTGAAGTAGCGGTCAGAACAGAGGTGACCGTTGCGCCGGTGCCGGCGATGAAGCCGTTCGTAGAAGTTACCGGCCCGCTGAAAGTTGTACTAGCCATTGAAAATTCCTCACATGCGAGTTAGGTACGTCTGTCTGCATGTCGTCAGCCGGGACTGTCAGACGTACCGGATTTCCCCGGAGACTTGACTATACGTGAATGAAGTGCATAGAGAAAGGGGGCCTTTCGGCCCCCTTCCACTTTTGCCTCTTAGGCAGCGCCAGGCGATCCGAAGATGCCACGCGGGTCGCTGAAGCCGAAGCTGTAGCGCTCGCGAGCCTTGTATCGCACGTTGCCGGTATCGAAGTCGCCCTCGAAACCAGTCTTGATGGCAACACGCTGGAACATCTTCATGCCGTTCGGAGCGTCGGTCTTAATGAACCAAGCGTCCGGGTCGGTCAAGAAGTGGTTCACGGTGTAGCCCTGCGGCACCATGCCCATGTTCTTCACGGCGTTGATGTCGTTGTCCGCAGTGCCAACGCGCAGCGTTGACTTGAGGATACGGTCAGCCGTAAACATGAGTTCCTTCGGGATGATGAGCTTCAAGCCTTGAACAGCGATCTTCAGGCCACGCTCATCAGTGAACGCAGCGATGTCGATCAAAGCCTGCTCAAGCGAGGTCTCGCTCAAATCCGCAGCGGTGGTCAGCTCGTTCTTAAGATCCGGGCCCGACAGGGTCGGGTGATCCAGAGCACAGAGCGGCTTTCCGTCGCCACCGACCGAGGTGTCAAACGCGCCGTTGAGCACGCTGGCAGCCTTGATCTGCTTGGTCTGAGCCATCGAACGGGCGAGAGCCTTGGTGTAGCGTCCGGCAAGACGGTCGTAGAGGTTGTCCTCGACGGCTTCTTCCGTGAGCGCGAACGCCAGGGCGATCGTCTCGTGGGTGTAGCGAGAAGTGTAGACTTCCTGCGCCTGGTCGTACGAAACGCCAGCGCCTTCCGTCTTCACCGGAGCTTCAGCGAAGCCCGACTCCATCACCTCTTCCTCGAACGCACGATCCGAAGTCTCCACCGAGTAGATCTCGGCGTGCTCGTTCTCGTAGTTCTTGTACTCAAGGCCGAACAGGGCGTTCAAACCCGGCTCGAGTTCCTTGACTAATTGTGCACGTGAAATAGCCATTTTTTATGCCCCTATATATCAGGTTACGGCCTTAACGCCGGCGCTGCCGTACAGGTGCTCGTTGATTTTCACAACGACGACGGCGAAGTTCCCAAGCTCATTGCCCGGAGTGTTCCACAGACCAACGATCTTGAGGTTCAGCGCCGCGGTGTCAGCGATGGTGGACGAATCCAATTCCATCGTCGAGACGCCCGTGGTGGTGCTGCCACCCGTGCCGACAACATCAGCGTTCTTGCCGATGTCAGCCTGCTCGATGTCTTCGTCAGCCTGAATGATGAACAACTGGCTCGGATCGTCGATCACGTCGGCAGTGATTTTGCCGGAGGTGATGTTGACGCTGCCCGGGTAGTAGTTCTTCCAGGTCGGCTTGCCCGTGGTCGGGTCGACATAAAATACGCCGTTGAGAACGCCCAGCGCCGCAGAGTGCGTGCCCGGAAGGAACTTAACGACATAGCCATTCACGATCGTCACCAGGTCGCCCTGATAGATCGCACCTGATTGGTTATCCGCAATCTCGTAACCGTACTGCTTCTGGGCTCCAGTCGCAGACAAATTGCCGAGAGGACGGAGACCAAAGGCTTTATCTACGTTTGCCATTTGATTAATCCTCTAAAAAAAGTTATTCACTGGCTTGTTTAGAGCCGCCGAATGAAACACGAGACCTGCGGTTCGGACGTTCGATGACCATGCTCGAGTGAGCATTGCTCTTCAGAAGTTCGTTGTCCGCGGCCTGCATTTGGTCGTTCGCCTTATTTCGGTAATGCGCATTGCGCTCCTCGACTGTCTCCTCTGGGATACGAGCCAGGAGAAGACCGCCCACGCTGATCACGCCAGCATGTCGGCCGTCATCCACCGTCGGAGTCGGAAAGTCAGGGTATTCATCCGCACGAACAAACTCGTACCCCTCACGGAGACGGCCTGCTACGTTCGTACGATCTTCTACCCCACCTGCCGAAGCCCGAATCCAACGGTGCTTGTATCCAGGGGGAGCCGGGGGAGCATCCAAGCGAGAAGGCGGAGCCCATGGTTTACGTCGCGCGGACTTCCCTCGAGTATCGGCCTCACGGGAAACGCGGTTAAGGTTTTTGACGTCGCTCATGTCTCTTACTCCTTCACGTACTTGGCGTATTCCTCAAGGGGAACGCCCAGCTTTTTTGCAATTGCCACTTGACTGGGGGTCAACTTGACAGTGCGGCGTGCAGCATTGTTGATCCCTGAGGATCGGGAGGCAGGGGCTACCGTCTGCACGTTCCGGGTAGTCCTGGCCTGCGTAGCAGGGGCGGCTTCAGCAAATTTTTGCGGAAACGCGTCTCTGATACGTTTGTCAAGCTCATCATAGTACTCGTCAGAGCTGGGGTCAAACCCCTCAACTTGAATCAACTGACGATGGATGCCCCACGCAGCGTGAGTCATCACGTTGTCCTTGCCATACCACTTGTTGCGCTCGGCCCAATCCTCGACCCGAGGATCGACCTGACGCTGCTGCTGCACCGGAGCCTGTTGGGCCGCGGCCTGCTGCTGGGCCAGCCACGCGGTGCGCTGCTGGGCGGACTGATCTATCTGGTTCTGCTCGTACGTGAGCGAAGCCAGACGCTGCTGCGCCTCGGTCTCGGTGTCGATGTCGCCCTCTTCACGGGCCTTGCGGATGATCTGCTTGAGCGCAACCGCTTGCGTCTCGACACGGCTCTTGGCCTCCGTCAAACGGCCCTCGTCCGTCTGGATGTACTGCTGCTCGAGCTGCTTCGCACGCTCTTGCACCTGTTTGGCGTACTCCAAGGCCGCCTGCTCACGACGCTGCGTCTCGCGCAGACGAGCGGTCAGCTTGTCGATGCGCTTCTTGACGTTGTCGCTGTACTGATCCAGTTCCTTCTCAGTCGAGGCTTGCGCAGGGGCAGACTCCGGTGCCTCGGGCACTACTTCCGCGTTACCGTCTTCCGACAAGTTCACAGTTGCCGGCTGTTCGTCTTCGCCGACACTGAACTCCAGTTGTTCGTTCGTCATGGTTTCTCTCCTTACCACATGTGCAGAATGTCTTCGGGATCCGCAACGATGCCAAGAACCTCGTCATCGTTAATCAGCCGGATCTCGCCACCGTCGATGGGGATACGCGCGCCGGCGTAGCGGCCGAAGATGATCCAATCACCCTCCGCGCACCACGGGCCGGTCGGGAACTTGGACTCGTCGCTGTACGCAATCGGGCCCATCTTCAACACGTAGCCACAGACCGTACTGACCTGTTGTCTACGTTGCGTTTCCTCTGCCAGAGCAATGCCGCCCTTGGTCTTCTCCGCACCGCGATACGGCAGGATGGCAATACGCCAGCCCGTCGGGGTGGGGATACGATCAATGACAGCCTGATCCAGGTTTTGGGGCTTCAAGCCTTCAACGGTGTACGCGTCTTCGAGAGACGGTGCCTTGTTGGCTTCCTCCTCTTGCCACTTCTTTTCCAAAGCGGTGAGGGGTCTTGCATCTGCGCTCATAGGTCTCCTTCCAGGTTAAAACTAGTCTTGCGTGCGCTTCTTCAAAAGCTCTTTCACGGTTTCCTCGACCAGCTTTAATCCCTCGAGACGGCCCATCATGAAGCGATAACGCTCCATGTCAGCGATGCTGCCACCCAAGACGATGTCTTCCGCGCTTTCGCGCAGCTTTCTGATTTCTCGAAGTACAGACTCTGCAAATTCCAGCATGGTGAGGTTCCATGAAAAGCAGAGGGGTTAGCGCCCCCTCTGAAAGCGCTTCAATCAATAAATCTTGACGGGGCGATTGCCGTCCTTCTTCTTGACGGTCTTAACCGGACCCATCACACCGCCCTTGCCCATCTTGCGGGACTTGCCCGCCTTCTCGTACGCAATAGCCGCGGCCTGAGCAGTCGCCTTCTTGACGCTGCCGGGCTTGCTGGTGCCGATCTTGCCCTTCTTCTTGAAGGAGCCGACCATCTCACCGATGTTTGAACTAATGGTCTTCTGACTTGAACCGCGCTTCAAAGGCATGTCAGCCTCCTCCAATTTTTGCTGCCTGTAATTGCAGCTTCTGTTGATCGATCTGCGATGACTGTTGGAACTTCTGACGCTCCAACTGCAACTTCTGTTCGTTGAACTGGATCTTGGCCTGCTCGGAAGC